ATACCCTGCCTTCATGGTCAAACTGCATGATCACATCGGACATATCACAGCCGTCAAAGGCGTGAGGGTCAATGCGTTCCTGCAGGGTATAGCCATTGTAGGTATAAAGGACATAGGGGTCGTTGAAGGTAGTGGCATAACCTTCGACGACATACGATTCTTCAGCGGCATCCTGAGCAGCCCTGACAGCCATGGTCATGCGGTACTCGCGGCCCTGAGCCAGACGCTGCTGCTGGCGTTCACTAAGTTGCGGCATCGTGGGGATCCTCCTTTTTGTGTTTCGTTAAGTCGTAGTATTCTCCGCGGACAGGAAGGGTTTGTCCGATTCCTCCCGGCAAAGGGGGAAGATTCCACAATTCCCGGATCTCATCCCGAAGAGCCAGGCCACGGTCGGCCATGCCTTCGCTGAACTTCATCTTGTCGGCGTTTGTCATGTACTGCAGCCGGTTGGCGGAAGCATGGACCTTATTGCCGGCGATTCGCTGCTCCTGGGTAAAGAGCATCCAGGCAAGGCCGTCTGTGAAGTTGATACCAAAAGGCTCGACCACGCCTTCCACAAAGGAGCTCATGGCATCACCGTAAGCTTTGTTTTGCAGAATGTCGTCGTTCGTGCCGAAATAGCCGTGAACATTTTTCTCAATGGCGGCCATCTGCTTATCATCTACCACAAAGGGCTTGCTGCTGACCTGCTGTATGGAGTCGTAGGAGTTCGGGAACAGCAGGACGCCGCCGTCGCCCGATTTCAGGTTTGCTTCCGTGAAGTTTTTGCGCTCAGTCTTGAGATCTTCGGGGGATTTCCAGTTGGTAAGCCGGGCCATAAAGCGATAGGTCGCGGCGCTTTTGACGCCCTCTTCAATACCCTGGTTCTGAATGTGGATCAGCTGCATAATGGGAGAGAGCGCAGCGTTGGACGCGCCGAAAAAGTCGCTTTCATACTGAAACTTAGTCAGGATCCTGCATCTGCTGAATTCTACGGCCGCATATTGTCCGTCAGCGAAAGCATACCGAAGCCATATTTCTCCGTCGTACTCCCGCAGCTCACAGCGGGACGGGAGAATGGTGTAGATGCCGACGGTATTCAAATACCGGTCCATTACCGGCACAAGAAATGCGGTATTCTGCATATCCAGTATGGTGGATGTGCGATACAGCAGCTGACTCCAGGTCTGCCAACCATTCGGAGAATCCGCAAGCTTTCGCAGTATGCCGGGTTTGGCATCGCCCTCAAAGGAGATTTTCAGCTTGCTGATGTGGGTGGCCCTTGCGTGAATGGCACTGCGCACGAGAGCCTGTTCATATAGCTGACCATTCCAGCTGGTAAACACCGGAGCATAGCCGGTAAGCGTTTTGAAGTACCGGCTGGCGCCAACGTACTGGTTGACACGGCCAAAGATTTTTTCCAAAAGACCCATGTATTACCTCGCATTTTTAAGCTGGTGACCGATCTCCTTGCACCACTTTTGCCGGACGCAGAGGGCATCCAAAAGGGCAGCGGAACCGTCGATGCGGTCAGTAGAGCTGATTTTAATAATTCGGCGGCGATCTGTTTGCGCTTCAATTTTGATGCCGGTGTTGCACAGGTGAACACGAAGCAAATCGTTGTCGCCGATGCAGATGGATTTGTCGCGGATCAAACCCTCTGCCTCGTGAATCACCGGGGTCAGATTAAAGCCCTGATAGACATCGTCCATATGGAAGCCGAAGGTGGACAGATCCTGCACCAGGTATTGAGCGGTGTAGCGGTCATACCCAATTTTCAGCGGGTAGATCCGGTACTCATGAATCAGCCGGACAAACCAGTTGTAGCAGTCCCTATAGTCAACAAAGTTATCACCGCTGAGCGTTAGCCATCCACGCTGGATGAACAGATCATAGGGAAGATTATCACGCTCAATAGCCTCCTGCAGCTTATTTCCGGGCAGGAAAAAGTGGGCGAAAACGTAGAGCTTTCCGTTCCTTTCGATGACAATCACGCATGCGGTGAGGTCGGTGGTGCGGCTCAAGTCGATGCCGCCCACGCAGTAGCAGTCCCGGAAGTCCTCCAGCCGGAGTGCTGGGCCGGTCAGCGCGTCAATGTTCTCAGCCGGCAGCCATGCAACGGACGCGTTCTGCTTGATGTTGCAGTGCTTCGTCAGGAATTCTGCCCGTTTACCCAGATCGCTGCGGGCAATGGCGATCTGTTCCCGAAGGTATTCCTCGCCGAGGCTGATGCCAAGGTTGGGATTTGCTTTGCGAAGCTCCTCCATGTCGTCCCACTTTTTGACATCATCGATGATGTACAGGAACGGCAGAAGCTGTGTTTCCTGACCGCCACCCAGGAGAAATCGCGTGGATCTGGCCATCAGTCCGTCATAGATTCCGTCATTTTCATAGCCGGAAGAGCTGATGGAGATGGTCAGCGGCTGAAGACGGGCGCCGGTAGCGGAAGTCATAACCTCGTATTGCTTGATGCCGCGTTCTCCGGGCCAGCTGGCGATTTCGTCACAGATGGTGACATAGGGATTAAATCCGTCAGACTTTTTGCTGTTGAAGGCTATCTTTATGACGGAGCCGTTGGTTTCAGCCAGGTAGTAGTCCGACTTCCTCGGCGCAATCATTTCCCGGAGGTCGGGCTCCTGCTTTACAGATTGCCAGAAGGCAGAGTAGACAATGTCCGACTGCTGGAGCTTTGGTGCCACGCAGTAGATCTTGGCGCCATACTCGCCGTCACAGACCAGGCAGTACGCGATAATGGCTGCTGCCAGCAAGCTCTTGCCGTTCTTGCGGCCGATGACGATAAAAATTTCCCGAAATTGGCGCAGGCCGGTGTGGTCCAGGACACCCAAAATCGTTGCAATCATGGCTTTCTGCCATAGCTCAAGTTTCAGAAGATCGTTCCGGCCCTCACAGTGATGGCAGAAGTTCTCGATGAAGCGGATTGCTTTGTTGGCCTTCTTTGCGTCATACACAAACCGGCCGCTTTCAATGCCTTTGACCAGGTAGCGGTACACCGTCGCAATCCAAAAACCGACAGTCACGGTGCCGTCGCAGATGGCCTGCCAGTAGGCAAAAATCGGATTAAGCATCGTCCAGGAACGATCTCAGCTTACTGCCGCCGCCATCCGGAAGGATTCTGTCCAGGCGCTCACAGATGCCAGCAAAATTCTTGACCATGGCGTTGTACGCCTGCATGGCGGCGGTTGCCTTCATGCCGGACTGGTTTTTGCCGTTCTGATACGCTTCGACGCAGCCGTCGGCAAGGATCTCCTTCTGCAGGTCTTCCAGCGTGATCTGCATAAACGCGGCCTGTTCAATAAGCGGCAGCGCGACGGATTTCTTCTTTTCCGGCAGCCCCTCGCAGAGAGATTCCAGCCGGATCCGGATATTCTTGATCCGGGTTTCCTTTTTCGGTTTACCCATCCCCGACACCCCCTTTCCCGCGTGCGAGAGGAATTCCGACCCCTTCCTCCCGGTCTTCCGGGGGTATGCTCCGAAAATCCGAACAGGGGGGGATATCCCGCAGAACAATGCGGCCTGACTGGTCTGTGCAGTATCGTCGCTGTCGGTTAGGTCGATGATACTGTTTGTGGTGATCTCGGCAGACCAGGCGCAGATTCTCCCACGCCAATGTCACTGTCGGATCGTTGATGTTCTCCGGTGTCAGCTCAGCCAAGTGGTGAACAATCTGCCCGGGAGTAAGCACGCCCTTCGCCAGGCAATCTTCGCACAAGCCTCGCACACTTTCGGCGTACCGATCTCGATTATGCTGCCAGGCTTTTGACTTGTAAAACCGCTCTGCAAATTCTCTCATAACGCCCTCCAGGTAAAACAAAAGAGCCCGAACCAGGTACCGCTTCGTGCGATACGTGGCTCAGGCTCTAAGGCTCAGGCTCAGGTGAGATATTCACGATAATTTCCCTGTTGCAGTGTCTGCAGTACAGGGCGAGATCTTTAACTTCCGTAGTTGGAAGCAATCTGGCAAGCTTCATGCGGCCGCATTCCGGGCACCGAAGCCACCCTCGATTTATTTCAATTTTACCACAACTTCGATTGTTTTGCAACACTTTTCACCTCGTGATTTTAAAAACTCCCGATTATTATACACTACCCCAAGGCTGAATTTCAGGTATTCAGTTGGTCGAATCCGGAAGCATAGCCATGATGTGGCAGTAGCGTCCGTACGCGTTCTCGCACTCGGTCTTATCGGTGACAAAAGCACCGGGCGGCGGCATCAGCCGTTCGTCCTCCGGCACCAGTTCATAGTGCGATTCCGGCCGTTTCAGGTTTCTGCTGGTGCGCCAGGTGCGGTCTCCGACATACCTTCGGCCTTTCTCCCGTGGCTCTTTGGTTAAGTACTTGGCCCAACGCTCAGCACCGTCATCTCCGAACCACTCGAACTCTACATCATCACCGTTGCGCTTCCACAAATCACGGATGGCCTTGAAATCTCCGACAGTGGCATTGACGATGAAATGATGGTGGAGCCGACCATCTGAATGGTATCCCTCCGTTACTCTTACATAGAGGAGGTCAAGGGATTGTGGTTTTCGCAGAGCACGGAGCAAACGGATGAAATAGTCCATCCTCTTGTCCGCGGCTTCTCTGGTCTTCGGGAGATCTGCATCCCGGTATGTAAGGCTTACCACAAGATCAGTGCTCTTGAAGTTGGCGGCAAGAACCAGCATCAGCTTCTGCCAGCTGAGTTTTGCATTAAGCGCTTCTCGGGCAGGCGTAGAGATCAACTGTCTGGCTTCCCGTCTGGCGGTTTGGTTTTGGGTGTGGATGGCGGTGTATTGCACCGCCATCCATAAGCGCCCGGCCTGAATGATTTTTCGCCGTTCCTTAGCCAAAGTCATTCCTCCTGAACAGGACCACAAAGCGCTCACCCGGTTGTAGAATTACTTTTTCTAACAGGAATCCATTGTAAGCAATATCATTCAGAACACATACCAGTTCTGTCGCATCGGCGCATTCATGGTAATCCAGCCGCATATCCGGGCTGCAACGCCGGGGTATGCAAACATCATAATCTCCTTTCAGCACATCCCTAGCCATGAAATCACCTAGCCTTCCGTTGCATAATGGTGGATGCACACAAGCGGTATGGAAACCGACTGCCCAGGACGATCCACCGGCCAGATCCGGAGAATCTTTTCGTCAGCATGCAAGCCTCCGAAGAATTCTTGAATGTCGCCGTTAAGCCACTGCACTGTGATTTTGCATCGTTTTGCCATTACTGCACCTGCTTTCTCATGTTATCGACAAGGGTTTGGAGGGCTTTTTTGAACTTCACTCCTTGTTCGGAGTCAGCAGCTGTGATCTTCATCAGATAGCCATTGATCTTATTAAAATCCGTTTGCAGCTGATCGAACAGAATTTTGAATGCGGCCGTGTCGGGGCTGGAGAATTTGGTCTGTTTCTGTGCAGCTGCCAGCTGGGCCCGGACCTCCTGGGCTTCCTTTTCGGCTGCGGCCTGGGCGGCGGCAGCTTCTTCGGCTTTCTGCTGGGCGGCCGAAATCTGCTTTTGTAGGGTTTTCTCAGCCTCTTTTGCGCCCTGGGCCTTTGCCTCGGAAACAAGTTTGTCCTTCATGGCTTTGGGGATCGTGGGATTATCCTTAAGATGCTGCACTTGATTTTTGGCCTTGATTGCGGCAACAGAAGCTTCGGCAGCAGTTGCCTTCAGCTTATCTACCTCAGCCTGCCAGGCATCTTCGGAGCTTTTGGCGGCGGAGGCTCGCTGCTCGGCATCCAGAAGCTTCTGCTGCAGATCCCGGACCTGCGCGTCTGCGCTTTCCTTGGCGGAGCGGGCTTCGTCCCGTTCTTTAATGACTTTGTCAAGATCCCGGGAGGACATTTGGGACACATCATGCTCCTGCATGATCTCTTCCCGGTCTTCCTCGGGCAGCGCCAGCAGGCGGACGGCGTTGGTATAACTCAAATTCGCAAGCGCTTGCGAATTTGGATTGTCGCGGTATTCCCGGAACAGTTTCATGCAATTATTGGCTGACCGGTGTGAGAGCTGGCATTCTCGCTCTATGTAAGTTCCCCATTCGCCGTGGCCCACGAGGGCCTTGGCTTCCTCTAGCCGTTTACCAACCTCAATGGCGGACATTACGACCATTTGCTTAGCCTGGTTGGTAATTGCCACAATCTCTGCGGCGATGGTATTGCTGCTCCTTGCGGAGACGGTAATCATTTCGCTCATGCTACATTCTCCTTCCTTGCTTTGGCCTGCTGTGCTTTTGCCCATTCGAGCCACTTGCTTTCAAATTCCCGGACCTCGGGAGTTCTGTCGCAGTTGTGCTTACCTCGATTCTGTACAACAAGCATCTTTGTCTCATTCAACTCTAATGTGAAATACGGGGTATCTGGGGTAGCTTGATGGCGGATTAAAAAAATAGCTGTTTCGGCACGAACATGTCTGGTTAAGTAGGAATAAACGCAATGGCTCAGTTTTTTGCCCTCGTTATACAGCTCTTCAGCAGAACGCACAGGACGAATCAAAAAACCGTCGCTTTCAAAAGAGAATATTGAGAGCTGCTCGGTTCTCTTTGCGAAGGCTTCCGGGTATCCCCGCTTTTTATCAAGCTTCTGGCGCTCAGACTGCTGATCATGAGCACGCTTAAGGTCTTGCGGATAGCGAAGTTTTTGATCAAGTTCGTATTCTCCGTTCTGATTCAGCATGCTCCAATAATCAACCAAAGTAATCGCGTCTTTTTTGTTCTGCTTAACCAGATATCGTACCGAGCGCATAATCGAGCCATGCGTCTGACGAGCGATTAGGTGTTTTACATTGGCAAGGCCAGCTTTCCTGCACAGGGGCATGTCTGTTACAGGAGAGATCTTGTCCTCGCGATCACGCAGAGAGCGGAACACTTCAAGCTCTTCGAGAGACCAATTTTGCTGAACAGCGCACTTGAATTCATCTTTGTTAAGCTTCAACATTTGTGCGGGGCGGCGGTCACGCCAGACAACATCCTTTAGGTGTGGGATGTTTACTTCGCCATTCCAACCGTAACCAGCGGGTTTGCAGTCGCGTGCGATCATGTCACAAAGAATTCTCCCGGCACCCTGCACAAGGAAATTCTCAACACGGGGACGGTCTCGCCACAGCCGCAAATAAGAGACGGGGAACAGCGAGCCTTTACAGCGCAAGTACAGATCCAACTTGCTGTTTTCAGCTGTTGTGCCCTGTAGCACTTTGTAATTCCACGGATATATAGTTTCTGTTTTTCCGGAACGATCTTTATAGGAATAATCTGGATGCCACTCAGATGAACC